CTTGCGCAGCTTGTTGAGCCTGCTGTTGTGCAGCTTCGGCCTGATCTTTCTGCAACAGTTTGCCCGCAGCCATCGCCATCATGCGGCTAACTTCAACCTCCATCTCCTCCGGAATAGTCTCGCCATCTTCGTAGTCAGGAATATCCAGTGGCACACCCAACTGCTCTTCGATTTGTTTGCGGTACTCGAACGCAACATGTTCGGCAATATGAGCTTGCATCGCCGCCATAATCATCGGAGCCTGCGGGTTCTGCCCAACTAGCTGTGCAATCTTCGGGTCTTGCATTGCCGCTACATGCACTTGTATATGGGCTTCGTGATCCTGATACAGGAACGCCTTGACCGGCTTCATGTTTAGGATCGCCATGTTCTCCGACACCGGGTCTTTTGGCTTCTGATCTTCCGAAGCGGGGACAAGCTTGTGGATGTTCTTGATGCCCAAGACCTCCAACATCTGCTTGTTCAGCTCAACCATGTCGTAGATTTGCGGATTGGCCTGCGCCATCTGCATGACCGCTTGATACTGCACGACCTTCTGACTCATCGTCGCAGCGTTCGGGTCCGACACCGGGATCACATCGACGTTCTCGTAGTCTTGCTGACGTGCGCGACGTGGGCCTTCTTCCGGCTCGTAGCTGTACTCAGTCGGGGCATAAGCAGCAATGATGTGCTTTAGAAGCTTGAACTCCTGCTTCATTGCAAAGTGAATGCGGGCCTGAACAGCCGACATCACTTTTAACTGACGCTCCAACAACGCTAGTGTCGTTCCAACAGGAGCCTGTGCCGACATGTCGGACACTTGTAGATCAGCAGCGGCTGCGAAGCGACGACCCTCATCCACGATCTGGTCCATCAACTGCTTCAAAACCAGCGACGGCTCCTTGTATGGGAGCATCATGATGTTGTCGCGAATAGTGCCCGACGCTACATCGACATCACGGAACTCACCCGGAGCGATAGGCGTATCGTCTCCTTTAGTACGCATGCCTTTAGTCTTCAGACCGCCCGGCAAGTTAGACAGCGTGCCCGAGTCAACCAACTGACGCAGAATAGACGTACCGCTCTTGGCGTACGCACCGATTAAGTGGATCAGGCCAAAGTAGTAGAAGCCAAAGCCGGGGATGTAGCCGTAGTGAACGAAGTGTGTGCGCTTTTGCTTGGTGTCATCATCCGGCTCGTAGTTGCGGCGGATCGCCAATACAGTGTTCGTGCCCTTCTCGATAGTAACGATGTACGGCAACGCGATGCCATCAGGGTCTTCGTAGCCTTTGAGGTTCAGGTTGACCTGCATCTCAAGCAGCTTGTAGCGGTCATCCGCAGTAGCGCGGAAGCCCATCTTCTCTGCGATCTTCTTCTCTACGTCATCCAGCGCGTTGACCGGATCACCCAAGTCAACATCACGGTAGAAGCCACCGACTTGTAACTTTTTTAGCTCATTCTCGGTCTTACGCATCACATGTGTTACACGAGGTGCGTTTTGCAAGTTCTCTGAGCCATAAGGCACCACCACATCTTCAGCCGGGACGAAGATAGAGACTTGACGTTCCAACGATGGGTCGTAGTACACCTTCTTAAACGCATTACCTGACAGACCCAAGCCCCACAGCATGCGCTCATGCTCACTGCGGTATTCAGTCATCACTTCCGTGAGCTGATAGTTCATATCATTTTGAACCCTCTCGGCAGCTTCCTTCTTCGCTGTGGTCTCCTTTCCAATGATCTGCGTCTTAACCGGGCCACTCGCCGGGAAAGTCGCCATAATCGTCTCGGATTGGAACTTAACCAGAGCTTCTGATAAAAGGGGATGGTAAACACCGCAAGCTCCTTCCCAAGGTTCACTGCGCTCTTCGAGCTTCATACCCAATAGCTCAAGACCATCGACGTAGGTCTGCATCCAGTCTTTGCGACTAGCTACGTCATCCTCGTAGTCACTAATGAGTTCGCCTGCCAGACTCTCCAGCTCGTCCTCGTCGATGTACTCAGCAAGGTTAGCGTTGAAGTCATCTGAAGTTTCTCTACCCGGCTCAAGCTCAATCTCTAGGTCGCCCATGCCAATAGTCACTGACTCTGGGTCCTCGATCTCAATCTCCAGCACGGGCTCGTCCATCACACCTGCGTCCATACCGCCAAGTCCTAGCGGTGCGCGGTTCAATGCTTTGTCGATTGCCATAATCTATCCTTAGTAATACGCCTTCTTGCGCCTGAATTCCCTTACTTCTTCCGGCTCATCCAGTTCTGTCCGGAGGAAGCCACCCTTACGGAAGCGCGACATGGCGAGGGATACCGAGTCCACATAGTCATCATGCTCCCCACCGGGGAACGACGCCACCTCATCCACCACTTCTTCCGCCCACCTTGTGTTGGGTACCCAGACGCGCCCGGAGGCGAAGATGTCTGACACCGCATTTAATCTACTAATCTTGTCGTTGCCCTTGTTAGGCGTGAACTCCTGCACAGGCACACCCATCGCCCGCATCTCGTATATCAGCGGCGCACCCGATGCTTTCTTCTCGATGATTATGGAGTCAGGTTCCCACTCCCGATACTCTTCCAACGCCTTGCGTTTTAGCTCCGGAAACTCCATGCGCTTGCGGATAGCGTTTAAGAGGATGATATTAGCCTGCATAATGCCTGCCGAGTCCTCTTTATAGAAGACACCCCATGTAGTACACGCACTGTAGTCGGCTCGATTGTGTTTCTCGAACGCCGTATCCCAGCTTTGCAAGGTGAATTCACAGTACGGAGGGCTATCATCCTCCCAGATTTGCCACCATTCCCGCTTCACAATCGCCGAGCTGTCTGAGGTGGGCTGCTGCATGTACTGCGCCATCCATTTCTGGTTGGGCAGTTCGTTTCTGAGAGCTTGAAGTTCTTTAATTGACCAAAACTCAGGCCAAAGCGGGTTGCCAGAGGGCAAAATCGCCGGAAACTCGATCACCGTCCACTCATCACCATCTCTTTGGGCGGCAGATTTGATCACTTGCCCCGTCAAGTCCTTCTTTGACCAGCGTGTCATCACAATGATGATGGAGCCGCCCGGCTGTAGACGCTGACGAGGGCCAGATGTGTACCATTCGTACGTCTTATCGTAGATTTCGGGGTTAATTTCGGCGAGCGCCGCCTCTTGTTCGCTGTGCGGGTCGTCAATAATCAGAATATCCGCGCCTTTACCGGTCACCGCACCGCCAATACCGATAGCGAAGTAGTCACCGCCCTTGGATGTGTTCCATCGACCGGCAGCTTTAGAGTCTGACTGGAGGTGAGTGTCCGGGAAAACCGACTTATATACGTCGCTGTCCACCAAGTTACGGACTTTTCGACCAAAACCCACCGCCAATTCGGCTGTGTGGGAAGTCTGAATCACCTTTTTGTGAGGAAAATTGCCCAGAAACCACGCTGGCAACAGATATGACGCGAATTCTGACTTGGTATGCCGGGGTGGCATGTTGATGATGAGTCGTTTGATCTCTCCACGAGCCACCTTTTCAAACGCCTGAGCCATTCGGACATGGTGCGCTCCATTAATAAAGGAAGGCCAGACCTTATGGACAAACGCCATAAAGTTCGTTTTTGCCGTATTGGCTTCCTTGCGAGTAGTCAACTCCTCCAGTAACTCTGCCGCCTTGATCTGGACTTCCTGCGGCAGGGCATTCAGTAGGGTCGGATTACTCTTTATGGACTCCAACAGGTTCGGCTTCGCTGTCTGCTGGTTCGGGGTCATCTAAGGCTGCAAGTTCCGCATCAATATCGATCAGGGGTTTTGGATGCGCCGGGTCTTCCCCGTTCTCAATCACATCCGCGTTACCCATGTATTTCTCCAAGAGCGTCACTAGCTCGCCTTCAAGGTCGGCTGTGGTTTTTTGCTTGATGGTGATCTCCATCTGTTCGCTGAACAGATTCACACCTCTACGTTTGCCTAGCAGTTCTAGGGCTTTCAGTCTTACTTTGGGGTCTTCGTCTTCGGTTTCTTCAAGGAGCCGATTAGTGACGTAGTTGGCGATACGGCGGTTTGCGCCTAAGAACTCGTGGTCGTAACTTGTCAGGAGTGCTTCAAGTTTCAGAATGGCACCGGGCGGTGTACGCACTACATTGAGTGGACGTTGTTCCGCGAATAGTTGGTGGGCTACCGCGCTGTCCTCGGTGGTCAGGGGTATCTCGCCCCCTGCTTCCAACAAACTTTTGATTGTCTCGCATGCCGTAGCTGCGCGTTCACGAAACTGCTCCACCTCCTCCGGTGTTACGTCCAGAGGTAGTGGTATGCCAACTTCAGGTGTGATGACGAGGGGCATAGGCAAATTGTCGTGTTCTGCTTTCGCAGATTTTTTACATACCCCCCGCCTAATGGAACCTAAATAAAAAGGCAAGGGGGTGTGTTTCTATTTCGCGGAGTATAGCCATGCTTGGAATTTTTGCAAGGGGTGGGGGGTGTTGTCATTTTTGTATGTGATGTTGGGGAAGTGGTGACGGGATGTGTAAAACACAGCGCAGCGGGGCGGCGGAGTCCCATTCGCCAGCGCGGGGGGTAGGGGTACGGTGGGGTCGCGGGGTGGCGAAACTTACTGGCGGCCAGTAACTTTGCGGAAAGCTTGACAAGTGGAAAGCTTTATGAGACTATTTGCTTGCAGTACTTTTTATCAACTAAACAGGAGTTATCAAAATGACTACTAAAGCAAAACAAGGCGCTATCGCGCTGGCAACAATGGTCAATCAGATTCAATCCGGCCTGAAGGCCGCGAAGACCAAGCAAGCGAAAGCAGATAAGGCCGTTATCACTTTATCAATTGATGAGCAAGTAAAGCTTGCTCGCGAAGCGGGCCAAGCAAAAGGCGTCGAATTGTCTCAGCGCGAAATATTCGACAAGGCCGCGAAGGCGCTGCGCGAAGCGAAGGCCGTTATTGGACAGGCGCGCACGTGCAAGGTAGCGAAAGCTTTTCTGGAGGGCCGTTTCGGTAGCGATTCGAAGGTAGCAGCATCAACCAAGGCCAACGCGCTAGCGGCCTTCCGCCGCGCAGTGGAAAGCGGAGCGGCCTACAATGAAAAGTACACTCCGAAGGCCGAGACCAAAAAAGGCGCGTCGCATGCGACGAAAACGGAAAAGGCCGCGACGGACAAGGCCGAAACTAAAAAGGCCGCAACGCACGTCGAAGCGAGCGAAACCGCTACCACGTATCAATGCACCATTGCACGCAAGGGTAGCGCCAAAAAGGCCGCGCAAACTCTGCGCGACTTGATTAATAAAATGAAAAGCAGCGAGGAATATGCTCCGCTCTGCAATTTCCTGATTGACGCCTTGGATGAGTTCGACGGCGAGGAATGATTCGCTTCGCTCCACCGGCCCCGCTTCGGCGGGGCTTTTTTATTGCCTAAATTTTTTTTGGCAGTTCGGAGAACTGGTGTCAATGTAGTTGGAGGGTG